AGGAACATCTTCAGCTTGACCTATTAATCCTGAACCCCTTTGCCCTGTAGGATCAGTATATCCAAACTCACGCCCTAACGCTTCTCTTTGTTTAGCTTGTTCAACAGCCGTATCTAATGTTCCTTGCCCGCCTAAAAAAGCACCTGCACCAGTTCCTGACTGTATCGCACTTTGTAATTGCTGATCCGCTAATTGAGATAAATTGGCAGGTTGAGTTTGTGGAAGAGTTGCTCCTGTAACTTTAGGAAGAGTAAATTGATTAGCAGTATCATCTTGAGTAGTATCTACTTGAGTAGTATCTCCACCCATAGACCCTGTTGCCGACGCACTCAACGTAGATGGGCGATTAGCAGGTTGTCCTGGTTGCGTTTGTGCATATGTTTGTGGTTGAAATTGAGTAGCACCGCCTACCTGTTGCATACCTTGAATGGTAGCTTGACCAAAGTCCCCAACCGCTTGTTGTATCTGACCAGATGTGCCAATACCAACAGCCTCTTCAATAGGGTCTACAGGCCGAGTAAATGGTTTGCGAACAGTTTTTTTCGTTTTTTTATTTTGAGCCTCAAACATTGTAGGCTGTCTTTTTTGTTTTGCCTGTTCTTTGTATCTTGATTCAAACTGATCCATGTATGCCATTCTAAGTTCCCGCCTTTGGTTTTCTATGAAGTCCTAAGACTTTTGCTTGCAACAACGTCCTACGCACACGATACGGTTGATCTTTTTCATTGTTCGTAAATTTTAAACTTGAATGAGCATCGTAACCACTCAAGTCTATATCTTTTGAAACCATCCTAAGTGTCCCTACAGTATCCGTATTTAAAACAAAAGGAAAAGAACCTCCACCTCCAGTAGTAGTTATCTTCCCTGAACTACCAGAGATTCCTTGGGAATCTTGATCTATCGTTAGTTCATAATCTCCTATCCCGTCGTAATACGTCCTTGCATAAAGCCAACGCAAATCAACCGAACCCCCAAATGCAGCAGGTGCTCCAGTTTCAAAATTACTGTTATAAGCAACATCTTCATGGCTATAACGATTAGTCCCAGTAGGTTGATGGTCTAATAATTTACCACCAAAAGTCCCCGCATGAGGTTTATCAGAAACTAATGCCGAACAATTTCTTTCAAACGTCGTAGTCGCTCCCGTTAAAGGACCATACCAAGCAAACCTAACTTCTCCCGTATTCTCATCTTGATATCTATTCTTCAACGACATAACCATAACGTGGTTCATGTTTGTTGACCCTTCATAAGGCAACCAAAACCATACCTCGTTTTGATCCGCAAAATATACTGCGTGAGATTGGTGAAGTCTGCTTTTGTTTATTTTATCCCAATAAACGTCTAACGCATAAGAAACTTTTTCAATAACTTCTCCACCAGACCACATATATATTCCGTCGTCCATTGGAAATACTTGAGCATTCATTCCTGGAATAGTTACTATTGCTCGACCAGAAATACTTCCACCATGTTGTGGGTTGCGTGGGTCAGTAGATGTTTTTTGTTGTTGTTGATATGGTATCGTTGCGTTTCCTGTAGGAATCAAAACGCTTATAAAATCTTCCGTATGAACAACTAAAGAATTTTGAACAGTTTGTATCCCCGTAACTGGCGAACCGAAATTAAAAAAACTTGAAGCTCCCCACGTTTCAGGATCACCTATGTCAGAATACCAAACACGATCTTTGTTTGCGTTTGTGTTTGCCATCCAAACTCTGTTGTCGAAAAATGCACAATGTTCTGCCGTAGTAAACCGACTATCAACATCTAATGCACCACAATCGCTTGAACCTCCAACCCACTTGATCGGACCATTTACCCCGTTTGTTAATACCAACGTATTAAACGCTCTGCACCATTCAAATGTATTGTCGTCACCCGCTGTAATGGTAACACCCGACGAGGGCATAATCTCAGACCAACCCGAGTTGTAACGATACATTGTATCGCCCGCAACAATAAACACCTGCTCAGATCCTCCAGGAACCCGAAACTCTCCGCAAGCAGTTAATGTCGGATTCCCGCTAATAGCAGATTGACTCCCATAACTCGCAGTCCCTAATACACGTTCAATCGCTGCAGATTGCGTTAGTCGAGTATTCTCCATTCCATGTAGGCCATTTGCAGGGACATCTTCAGCAGGGACATCGTATCTTACCCCCATGTTCCACGGACCATATTGAACGGTTTGAGCTTGTATAGGCATTAGCCAACCTCAACAACTAACGACGTATCAGTTCTTACAGTAAAGTCTGTGTCGTCGTCCGAAGAAAGATATCTGCGATTACCTTGTTGCAATAAGTTTTGACGTTTCATTAAAACAATAGCACGTTCAAGTTCGTTCGCTTCTCTTTGTGCTCCTTGTTCGTCACCTTTTTCTTGTAGAAATAATTTAGTCGCCCCGTAGACTAACGCACTCTCTCCAGTTTGTGGTATGCCCAACTTCATAAACGATTCGCTATCGTTAGCCTCGGCCCAAGTCGATATTGCTACCTGATAACGAACTCTAATAATTACATTGGTTGTATCTGGAGTATAATACAATGCAACGACGGGATAGCCTGTAGTCTCGTCAACTCCACCGATCAACGCTTTATAAACGTTTCCCGTTAAAGACCTATCCTCGTCAAGTAAATCATATTTATCAGGACCAACAATAGAAATTGGTTGTTCATTTGTTTCGTCCATGAAAGACCAAAACGCACCAACGTATCCATCTATTGGAGTATAAACACGAGTATTGACAGAAGATTTATAAGTAGCAGTAGCAGAGCTTGAACCCCCAGATATTGATTCGTCTGCGGTAAAGTCTCCGCTCTCGCTGTAAACATAAAGCAATAGGTTTGTAGCGTCATAAGAATCTACAACCGCAGTCTTACCTGAAGGAAAACCTGTAATTGTTTCTCCCGCTGTAAACGTTCCACTTACACCTGCAACAGTAAACGTTTTAGTTGTGCGAAAAGTCGTAGTTTTATTTAGCCACCACCATTTCAGGTAGCTTGCGATCTCAACCGCAGTAATATTTAGATATTGTCTTGCCCTGTTTTTAAAATCAGTATTTGCTTGGTCAAGACCAACTCTACTTAATGTTAAATCAATTCCTTCACTTAGTAACATTCATGTTATTACCTATCAGGTTATGTTAGACCACGAACCGTTTTCTCTTACTTGAACCTTGTTATCGGTTGTATTGTATATGATCCAACCATTTGTTGGAGTCAAAGCGTCACGTTGCGTTGTAGTCATCTGAGGAGCACTTAAAACTGTTCCCGCTTCTACTACGTCAAATTGTGCAATCGAACCAAACGACGTTGCACTTTTTTGATTGCCCCCAACAACAGGACTACGTTCGTTCATCCGTGAACCGCTCCAACATCGTCACGCAAGGTTTGATCAGCAGCAATATCGAACCTAATATTGCCGTCCATTGAAGTGCCGTTTTTGTGATGATCCAACCACGTTTTGTATTCTTCCGTCTTTTGAGGAGTCCCATCTTCATTTTTTACCGCTTTATCTTTTAAGTAAGTAGTACCACCGTTTTCCGAATAATACATTGGCAACCAACTTGGCGGTGACGGTTCAAATCCTGGAGGGTGCTCTACCTCAACTCCACCGTAAACTCGTAACGCTTCTTCTCCACGATAGTTTCTTTTGTAAGTTCCATCTGGGACACCCTTACCTGCTTCAACTCCTAAAACTTCTTTTGCATTAGGTGCTGTAGAAAGTAATTCAACAAGACGCTTTTTTGCATCAGGATCGTCCTTAGCTTCACTAAGGATCTGCTCAAGTAAAGAAGGTTTTGCTTCTGCTTCAACAGCCTCTTGAACATCTATTAAAGGTTCCAAGTCGCTCACCTCTTCAGCATTAGCTTCTTCAACAATTTTCAAAGCATCTGCGTCTGGGTCAATTTTTTTTGCTCCGATTGCTTGACCCATTGCGTCGAATCCATTTTCATAATCAAGCTCTTGCTCTTGCTTCTTTTTTGTTTGGCGTTTTGCCATAACATTATCCTTCAGTTAATGATGCAGGTGAGGACACGAATGCCCTCACCCCATCAAGTTAATTAAACATCAACTACATACGGACGAGCAAGACTGACCAAAGCCAATCCTGAGCTTGGCGTGTCTAATGCACTTACCGTACTCATGCCGAATATAAGATCACCGCTAACTACAGCATCATCAATACTACCTGCCGTAGATGTTAGATAAACGGCTTTATTGTCGGCAAGACTTGCCAACCCTTTTGCAACACCGTTACCAGTAATCTGATACCAACCAAACTGATTGGCAACGTTTATACTCATTGAACAACCAAGCTGACCAATATCGTTAGCAGTAGCCAACGAAGTTGTCCAACCGTTTGTATCAATCAATGCAACACTACCGACCACTGTAGATGCGACACCTTTGGCGTAAATAAATTCACCTACACCGTAACCAGTGTCTGGATCTATGTCGTTTCCTTGCACAACCAATCCTAAAGGAAACTTTTGCGTGGTAGAAGTTTCGTCAATGTTCTGACCTCCACCGTAAGCTCCTATGATATCCCAATTTGCCATTCAGCTAATCTCCTATATACCTGTTAGGTTAGTGTGAACACCGAGCCTACGTCGGTTATTTGTGATTTGCTGAACCCCCGCTACCATGTAACTAAGTTGCCCCAACTGCCCGTTCGATTGAAGTGATACAAACGGAGTCTTCTTAAAGTTTGCGTTTTTCATAACACGCAACTGGTGCGAACGTTTATCTACAAAGTAAGCCTTACCAGAAGAGACATCGTTGTCAGCAATAATCTCTGCTCCCATAAATCCTGGGAACTCTTGACCATTAAGCCCGTTAAGTTTTGTGCCGTTCAACTCTACGTAACCTTGAGAAGTTAACGCAGTGCGATAAGCACCCGCAATAGAATACGTTGTAATAATAGCATCAGTACGACCGCCCTGTTTACGAACACTATCCATAACAGTATTAAATTCTGTAACACCGTCAAAAATATTAGTAGTCGATTGGGCTAAAAACGTTGCAGTCGTTGTGTCAGACTGATTCTGCCAGAAGGTAGAAGTGCTACTATTAATACCGCCAACAGTACCCGTTCCCGCATCAGCTATAAGATCCTGAAGACCGAGCATCTTTTTACCCGACTGAGAACCGCAAGCATCTTCGTTGATCGTCTTGAGCAACGAGTTCATTGCGTTGTCACCCAAAGCAGAAAGCAACGAGAATATTTGTTCTGCTCCACTGTTTTCCCAATCTTCTGTGTCGCTTAAAACAATAGGAATCGCGTAATAGCGTCTCTTGTAAAATGCCGACTCAAAAGGATCACGAGGTGATTTTGAGAGTGGATCGTATTTATCAAATGCTTCTGCCGTTCCTGCACTGCTTTCTAAGATGACTTGTATTTCTTTACCGCCTCCGTCTACCATCTGCATACCACGTTTCCGTAGTGCATTGATAACGTTGTACGGCTCAAAAATATTGTCAATAACTTTTGGGTCTATCGTGCGACGAGTTGAACTCCACCGCGAATCCCAGACCTCACTTGTGGTTTGAGCCATTCTAATTCTCCGAAAAAAGTTTCTCTATCACATAGTTGAAGCGATTTCCGCAATAGCTTGTGATTGACTTATCGGACCGCCTGAAGAATCTCTAATAGCAGAAGTGCTCCCACGATTAGAAGCTCCCGCCTTAGCTACATTTCTTTGAGTGCGTTGATTGTCACGAGCTTGTTGTGCTTGTTGTGCAGGTTTCCCCGTCCAACGTCCTACCAACTCCGACAGTGTAAAGTTTTTACCTGTATCTGGATTTACCGTTGAAAGCAAAGTCCTGTTGTTGGTAATGAACTGCAAAGTTAATTCATCTTTTAGTGATTCTTCACCAAACAACCCTTTGGCTTCTTCAATCTGATCTTTTAACTCGGACTCTCGTGATGATCGTTGTTGCTCTGCCATGTTAGCAAACAACTGACGATCTTGTTGGTAGTTGTTCAACCCCATCTTTTCTAATGTAGATGCAAGTCGATCTTCTACCATCTTATCAACATACTCAATACCTGCAGCTTGTTCCATCAACGCACGTTGCTGTTCAGGGTCGTTAACTTGCATCGCCCTTTGTCGCAACGTTTCAGCATCTCCCAAATCCGCTCCCTGTTGAGGTTGCGTCGGTTGTTGCTGTTGCTGATAGTTTCTACGCTCTTCTTCAAACTGTCTACGTTCAGCCAAAAACGCTTCGTTCTTCTGTTGGAAGTAACGATCAGCTTCGCGTCTACCTTTTTCAAACTCTGATAGATCATTGTTTGATTGATTACCGCTATCATTAGCGGGTTGTTGCGTTTGCGTTCCTCCATCGGTCTGCTCCGACGCTTCAACAGGGTCCGAGTCCGTATCCGTCTCAAGCATCCCCAGACCCATTTCAGGCATATCTTGAAATGATTTGTCTGTAGATCCGTCTGACGAACCAGATGATTCGGTCTGCCCTGAATCAGCAGTGAAGTCCGTGGCGATTTCGCTCATACTATCTCCTTCATGTTATTTCTTCCGCACCATACGGAAAAAGTTACATACTATTATTATAATACGTTTACAAATTAAAATCCATACCCATCTTCAACATTTCTATTTAAATCACCCGAAGCACCTCTATCAACTTTATCCCACTCAACCTTATCCATAATCTCATCTAAGCTATTGGCACTCAAAACTCCGCTCGTATCAACAGCGTCTTTTTGTTTTTCTAATTTTTGTTTTGCATCATAAGTTTCAGCTTCGATTTGTGATTTTGTTGGGTTGTTTCCTTCTTCTAAACCTAACGCTTTTAGTTTTACCTTTTTATCGGTTGCGTTTTCGTAAAACATTCCCGTCTGCGGGTCTGCAATAACTTTGTTGTGTCCCTGCGTAGACATCAACCGATTGTAATCCCCCATCGAACCAAAATGAATCTCACTCTTGCATTTACATTTCGGGCAACGTTTGGTTTTTTTAGCTCCTCCGCTATTAG